TTATTATTAATTATTCGCAATATATAACAATTGTGAACTTAATTACATTATATGAAATATTCAATTATTTTCCAATTGTAAAATGGTTTTATCAATTTTATTACGAATTTAACTAATATAGCCTAATTAAAATATATTCTTTTAACTTAGTTCAATGTATCTATTTTTTATAGTATTTATAGTAGAGTAATTTTCAGTTGTAACTAAGTTTATAAATAATTCTTTTATCTTTGAAATATCTTTCTCTTTCTTAGTTATTTCACACCATCTGAACCATGTAAGGTAATTCTGCAAATACTTGGTCGCAACACCATTAAAATCTCTAATCCACCCCTTCAATCTGCTATGATAACTATTTGCGTGTTGAATATGATATATTCCATCTTTGTATTTACCACTTTCTATCCTTTTAAGAGTGACATTAAAGACAGTTGGTATCTTCATATAAGAATAATGACTATCTACACAAAGAGTAGAGCCTTCTCCTATCTTATTATTAAAGAAATCTTTTAATTGAGAAAACTTAACTCTACCAGTACATAATTTCTCAGATATTACATTTCCTTTTCTATCTATACAAATACCTACGCATACTTTTTCATTAGAGATACCTCTTAGTTTATCTCCACTACTTTTACCTTGCTTTTGACCACCTCTCTTATGAGGTTTTCTAGGTAAAACAAAATTAGTTCCTTTGCTATGATTACCCTTATATGACACTCTAAAGTATGTCTCATCACTTTCTACAATACCACTAACAAATCCTTTTTCAAGTATAATATTTAAGCAATCTATACTTATATTATAGCCTATTTTGAGGAATAAATACATTAACAACCATTTTGTTTAACATGGCCTTTTACAAAACAAAACCCCCCCGCAAAAAGCGAGGGCATCCAAAAAATTACAATAAAAACATGAAAAAAGTTGCTAACAGAATACACAAACAGTTAGCTTACTTATATTATACCAAAAAAAGCCGCCCAGATACAAATCTGAGCGGTGCTGTAATGTTATTTATTTTTGATTGTGTTAGCCACGTTTTCAAGCGCTACTTGTAACACTTTGTTGCGTTGCTCATCGTCAAGTTTTTGTGAGTTGATTAAGCGGTCAAAATCACCATCATCTAACACTAGATGTTTACAACCTGCTTCTTGCAAAGCTGTCACTGTACCGATATCTCCGATACCAAAGATGGCACCATTGACACAACCTACATAACCTTGTTTACCTGTTTTAGAACGCATTACAAAATTTAACATATCTTCTTCCTCCTCCGAAATTTCTTCTTTCTTTTCTGTTGATGACGCTGTTTGCTCGTCATCTAGCAATACAACATTTTTATCAAGCCCTCCAGCAATACCCGTGGAAGTAAATTGCCACCAACGAATGCCGTCCATTGACGGGAAAATAGACCAAACAGGGTCAGGGGTCACATTATAGTTAGGATAAGCCGCAATCCATAAGCTGTTTGGATACTTAGCAATGATTTGCGTATAGTCTACATTTGCCAGCATGTAAGGCTTGTAGCTGTAATAGATTGGCTTGTAACCAGCTTGTGCGCATTTATCCATGAATGCCAAAATAGCGTCTGTATTGGCTTGTTTTGACGTGCTAGCGCCGTCCTCATAATCACATACGAGGTACGGCACTTTTGTGGGAATATTTGCCAAGAAATAATTCGCTTCTGCTACTGCTTGACTGACGTTGCCACCAAAACGGGCAAAGTGGTAGTATCCAACAGGCTCGCTGGTTTCCGTCTGTTTAAAACGATTGGGCGAAAGATAACCTGTTCCTTCGCTCACTTTAATAATCGTCTTACGTGTGCCTGCAGCTTGGCAAATAGCTGTTAAATCTGCCGATTGATAGCTTGACACGTCGATAAAATAATCATTCTTTTTCATTTGATTCACCTAATCCTTTTTTAGGTTCTGTATACGTTAATGCCTTCGGACTATCGCTAATTCCTTCAGTTGTTGGGTCATTGACCACTCCCAGCAATACAAGCAAAGTCAAAACAGTATTGACCACGTCCTCGATGTTATCTGGTAGTTTCAAGCCCAATTGTTGTGCTAACAAAATCACTGTACTAGCAATAGCAATAAGTGTAGCTTTGTTTTTAAAACGTAATTTCCAATTAATCATGATAATTCCTCCAATTTAGTATCGATTTTTTCGACTTTTTCACTCAGATTGGTAATTTCGGTAGTTAGTCGAATAAGTGCTTCATTCTGTTTGTCGTGATTATCTAAACGTTTTTTAATTTCAACTAGTTCTTTATCACGCTGTTTTGCATTTTCTTCAAGAATTGTAGTGCGACGTTCGCTATTAGTCATGCGAGATTGAAAAAAAGTAAAGAGCGTCAATACTGAGACTGACGCACTTAAAATCATGCTTAAAAATTCTGGTTTCCACATATCTATCTTACAACCTCGATTCTAAGGTTCTTGCATTTCTTGCTCTTGGTTAGCTAAGTCAACATAATACTGTGTACGTTCCTTAAATTGCGCAGGGACTTCATCAAGTGTAAGCCACCCCATCGAAATTTGACCTGCGTAAAATCTACCAAAAGTATCAATTGCTTTTTCAGACCATTTAATTTTCATTTGATTGTCCTCCATCTTCTTCGACGTCTTCGGTTGGCATTTCTAATAAAGATAATGTTTCCATTAATTGTGTAATGCTGTCAGTTGCGTTTTTAACTAATGCAACATTTTTAGCTGTTTCTTCTTTAGCTTCTTCAACTGCTTTAGTTACCGTTGTGACCATGTTGCTTAAGTTTGAAATTGCAGTTTCAACCTGTTCAAGTTTTTCACTAGCTTGTTCGACTGTCGCAGACATTGCATCAACTTTTTGTACTGCCTCTGGCATAGCTTTATCAGCATATTCGGTTTTGAAATATGCATCACGAGCTAATTCAATAAGTTCATCGTTAGTTTTACCTGTGTGATCACCTGCAATGCGTTCAGTAAATGTGCCGTAACTACCTGACAAAGTAGCTAGTGTGATTTCTGTGTGTGTTACTTTTCCATCAGTGTAAATTGGGTATTTTCCGACAACGTTCCATGCTCTCATTATTCATCACCTCCTTTCAATTCGTTATTTTTAGGCATCAACGTAGCCAACTTATCTTCAAGTTCGCTGTTATGTTGATTAGCCACAATCAATTCAGCGCGTAATTGTACTGCTTCATATTGTGCAGTGGCTAGTTTTTGTAGTAATTCATTAATAATTAATTGATTTTTATCCATATTAAACTCCTGAAATTTCTCTTAAAGAATCTCGTATTGCATTCATAGCACCTGATGTTGTTCCACCGTTGAGATAATGTTGAAAACAGTTTCTTAAAGTCCTTATACATCCTCGCACCCAATAACCAGAGCCATCCCCGTTATCTAAACGAACATCACCAGTGATGATGTCTGATTGACGATAATTAATACCGTACGGTTTCAAGACGACATTTCCTGCATAACTTGAAAAAGGGCTGAACGTTTCCATCTTCCAACCTTGTGCACTTGTTTTTGTCTGAGCGTCGTAGTTGTAACTGTGGGTGAAATAAATATTATCTCCAATCACACGTAAAGTATCAGCTTGACTGTGAGCGTTAGAATCAACACCGTTGATTGTTTCAGCCACAATACCAGTAAACCCACCTTGGTCCCACTTTCCGTCATCTAGTGAAGTTTCACGACGGTCACCGCCTAAAATAACTCGCGACAAGATTCGGCTAGTTCCACTAACTGTGATACTAGTATTTGAAAATTTAAGTCCCATTGTACTAGCGTTTGCTTGAACACGAAAAATACCAGTGTCGTTGTTATTGTAAAAAAGCTTACCAGTATCAAGTTCAAAATTAGTTGCGTTAGATAGTGATTGTAATTTACCACCTTTGATAACGTTCGCTGTAATACCACTTGATACAATTTTGCTTGAATTAATAGAATTAGCAGCTATTTTATCTGTGGTAATCGCACCTGTAGCAATATTTCCTGCACTAATCGTGCCCGTTTTGATTTGTGCACTTGTGATTGTGCCACTTGCAATTTGACTAGCTGTAATGCTACCAGCTTTGATTTTGGCAGCGTCTAACGTACCAGCTGTAATGCGGTCGCCATTAATACTATTGGCTATCATTTTGTCGGTAGTTACTGCTCCTGCTTTAATGGCATTTGCTGTAACAGCATTTGTGGCTATCACGTCAGCAGTAATGATTTTACCGTTCAAATGTGCCGTATTAATCGATTTGCTAGCTATCTTATTACTTGTGATAGCACCGTCAACAATCATGCTGCCTTTGACGTTTATTTTGTCAGAGAACAGATTGATAGCATTCTGATTAACAGCAAAATAAGAACCGATAGCGTTAGCAACATCAGTTGTTGACTTGCCAGCCTTCATGACGATTCCGTCTGTATTAATAGTCAAGCTAGCACTCTTAACTGTTGATTTATCCAACGAAGATACGCTGGCTTTGATTGAGTCTGTTGTCTGTTTAAGTTCAGAATCTTTAGCTTCAAAATCAGCATCAGGCGTTTGATAATCAACAGGTACGTTTGACTTAGCAACCATAACCTCTTTGATTTCAACAGTGATTGCTTCGGTATTGTTGACAATACCAAAGTTAGAATTAGCTTCTGTAATTGGCACGTTAGCCTTAGCAGTATAGCTAAACCAAACCCTCGTCCAAACATTTGCTGGAATGCTTTTATTGGATGGTGACCACGCTTGCTTACTTCTATCGTCGTTATCATTTGACGCTGTACCAGATAGGGCGTTGTTAATGTCGTAGTTAAAAGAACATGCTTTATTTGCCTTTATCATCAAGCCAAAGAATAGCGTTTCGCCACCATTTAAAAGAATATTAAGGCTATTTGTGTTGAACGTGATACCATTACCAAAAGCCGTTGAACTTGCTGGTACTGTCATTGTCCAGCTCTTAGATGTATTACTGTAACTGAAATTACTACAACCACGATTGATTACTCGTGACGTTGGTAAATAGTTCTTACCACCAACATTTAAACTACTAATCTTACTGCTCAATTCGTTAGCTTTCGCCGTGATGTTATTTTCTGCAGTTGTTACACGACCAGACAGCGTATTGAAGTCAGTCTGTGAGACTTTGGCACTTAGACCAGTATTTAATGCACTAATCTGTGTCGTGTGCGTACTGATTGTTTTGGCGTTGTTGTCAGCGGTAGACTGTGCTGCGTTAGCTTTTGTTACCGCACTATCAGCCGTGCTTTGAGCTGTATTGGCTTTATTAGTTGCTGTCGTAATCCCAGATTGCAAATCAGATTTAGCTGTGTTCATCTCTGTTTTAGTGGCAAGCAAAGTCATGCCGTCTTTTGTTTGAGTGAGTTCAGATGATAACTTGGTAATGTCTGATTCGGTATCCTCAAAAGCTGGTTGATAGTCTGACGGTATTAAATTGCCACGCACAAGCATAGGTGGCTTAATGCGTACTAGCCCATTTTTGACGAGATAGACGTAAAATGGATAAGTATCAAAAACGACATCTTTAGAAGCTTTAAAGGTGATTGCAACATTAAACCACTGGTCTTTTTTGTTAGTTTGGATGCTGTAAGCATATGCGCGTGTGTTAGGATTATGTCGTTTCAATTCGAAGCTAAAACCATTGTCTAAATCGACTGAACTGTCAATATAAACTGGCATCAAAATAGAGAATTGTTCACCAGCTTTGACTTCTGAAATAGACATATTCCACGACATACCGCCATACCGCCCCATGTGTTAGCTATGTAACCTGTACTTTTAATAACAAAATAGTCATCAGTTGATGTTACTGTTGTGTTAGCACCATTTTGTTTATGTGGATTTGCGAAGTCGTTTGACTTTAAGATAAGATTTCGTGTTGAAACTTTTGTCGGTATTTTTCCCTCAACCGCAGACACCGCACTTGTAATCTGGCCAGGTACTGCTTCAACTTTCGTCTTCAAACTGCTAATATTGCCATTCGCTGTTTGTAGATTGCTTTGCAAGTTGGCCACCGCTTTGTCATTACTAGCTTGATAGTTAGCAAGATTTGTCTTGGTCGTGTTTGCCGTTGTGGTCGTTGCTGTTAAGTCGTTACGAATGCCAGTCACATCACTAGTGTACGTAGACTTAGCCACATAATCCTTAGCAATCGCTGTACGCTCAGCAGTCAATTGACGAGCTGTTTCAGTCTTAGCGCTCTCGAAGTATTGATTAGCTCGTGTTGATTCACCGCTCTTGTACGTTTCAAGTGATTCAATGCGTGTCTTAAACCCTTGCGCTGTTTGGTCTGCGACAGTCTTGTTCTGCTGCACTGTTCCGTCCAGATTTTGGACGGTCGTTTGCAAACTTGCATAGTTCTGATCTGTGTTCTGCTTGTATTCCGCAACTTTTTGCTCAAGGTCGGCTTCGTTCGGGCTGTAATCTGTTGCGATGTTGCCTTTTTCGAGCTTGATGTTTTTAAACATAACTGTGTTTCCGCTGGCGGTCGGCATACCTGAAAGGTATACAACTTGTGACAAGTCATCTGGCAATGTTGCTTTTGATGTTAAAACACAAGAGACTTTTGTCCACTGATTAGCCAAAGCTTTATTCATTGTTGTGCTATTTGTGAGTGGGGCGCCGCTATCACCACGCTTTAATGACGCTTCGAAAGTCACGTCAACGCTTGGTTTGACATCAAATGAAAGTGTATATTTTGTGTCTGGCTCAATAAGTTTTCTTATTAAACCGCTATATCGAATGTAATGCCACGAAAACGAAGCATCTGACGTACGCGTTAATTTAACTGCATTAATGCCATCAACATTATAATCTTCGGCAGTCGTCCCACCGCTCGAAATAGCCCACGACCAATTCGTTTTACCTTGGTTGGTTTTGGTTAGCAAATTACGACCGCCTATTTTTAGGCTACTAAATCTAGCACTCAGCCCATTCAACCCAGTTTCTAAAGCAGCTGTTTTCTGACTAGCACTGTTAGCTGTTGTCTGTACTTGTGATAATGTTGTTTTAGTTCCTGACAAATCATCTTCAACTGTTTTAGTGCGAGTTGTAACAGCAGTTAAATCTTTCTGCACACTTGACATCGTGGTCTTAAGACCACTTACGCTGTCCTCTACCGTTTTAGTTCGACTGGTTAGACTAGCAATCGTCTTACCATCGTTTGAAACAGTTTGTGTTAACTCACTAAGATTAGTTTTAGTTCCTGTCAAGCCATCTTCAACAGTCTTAGTTCGCTTAGTCAGATTCGTTAAATCAGTTTGAGCTGTTGATACACTTGTTTGTAGTTCACTAATTGACGTTTTAGCGCTAGTTAAACTAGTTTCGACTGTTTTAGTACGGTTCGATATGCTTGTAATGTCTTTGCCATTTTGAGCAACTGTTTTGTTTAATTCGCTGACTGTTGTCTTAGTGCCGTTGGCAGTAGTCTCAACGTTCTCTACCCGTGTGGTTAACATCTCTTGCGCTTTTGCTTGCTCCGTTAACTGACTAGCTTGTGTCTGTAACTCTTTAGCTTGATTGGCTAATGTCGTGCCTTGTGTCTGCAACGCTTTAGCTGTGTTAGACAAACTTGTATTGAGATTCGATATATCACTCTGCAAATTCGTAGCTTTCGTGTCAACCGCGCTAACTGCGTTTTGTAAGTCTGTTTTGGCTTTAGATAAATCATTAGCAACAGTAGTGAGTTGTTGTTTAGCTTCTTCAACTGCTGCAAGCGAATCGTTTCGCACCTTTTCGATATTTGCTGATAAAGCAGTCAACTCTTGCTTAGCTTTGTCAAGAGCTTCGGTGATACCTGTTGTGTCGGCATCCAGACCGTCATCACCGCGGGCACCGATAACAGCTGGTTTAGTAACTAAGCTTGTGTCGTTCGTGTACGTAATGACATCATAAGACCACATATATTTTTTGTCTGCTGTGACAGTCGTTGGTTTGGTAGACCAGTTTTGACCGCCAGCCGTGACACCCTCTGCTTTGTCGTTAGTCGTGTAGTAGCGCGTAATCGATTTAATACCGACACCGTCATCAGCATTGGTGAATGTGATATATTCACGAGCTGCCTCGTTACCGCCAACAATTGCAACTGCCACAACATTTAGTGTGCCGTTAACTTGACTAGCGTTGATTTTAACACTTGAAGTCTCGCTGACAACGCTGTTATTGATAAGCCATTTCCATTTTGCATTAACAATCTTGCTATACTTCTCGAGTTTAGCTGTGATTGTGCTTGTACCTTGACCGTTTTTAAAATTGTAGCCATTATCAGTTGATAAACGAACGATGTAAGGCGCTGCGTCCTCTGCTAGTGCTTCAACCTGTTTTAATAAGCTGTCTGCAATCTGACTGTATTTGCGTTCAAAGTTGATAAATGTTGAGTTTGTCACTTTGCCTGTCAAGATGTCATCTTCAAGTTCAGAAACCCGAGCCTGCACATATAACGCTGGTTCAAAGTGAATATCATCAATCAATGTTTGCGTGTCGCCGATACCAGCATCTATAGCTCCTTCAACTTCGTAGGTGATTTCTGGCACAGATATTTTTTGGATTTCTCCATACATATAACCCCAAAGAGCTTCTTTGGTCTCATATTGTGTTTCACCTAAATCTTTAACAATCCAGTTGTCATTTGAGCCTTTGCCAACAGATGGAAAGCGGTCACGAGATTGTGGCGCATAGACTGTCATACCACTTGAGTAATAGAGTAGCTCTTTATTGTTGTCGTAAATTTTTTTATTAAGACCGTCAATAGTTAAGCCGTCTTTACCAGTTGCTCGAACTGCTGTTCTTAACTCTTTGATATTATCGCTGTAGTTGATGACTTTAAGCTCTTTGCCAACTCTTACAGGTTGACTGACCTTATTTGTGCCAAGATTACCTTTTTTATAGATATTCAACACTTGACGTTTAAGTGAGTAATCGTCATTGAGCTCAACGTTGAAATCAAGTTCTGCACCAAAACTGTTCGCAACAGAAAAAAGACGTGCAAGAATCGTGTCTTTGCCCGTCCATTCCAATTTGATTCGCTTGTCAGATACTTCGTTAACGCCGATTGTTAAAGCGTGTTCTGGGTCGTAATAAGCCACATATTCAGCAATTGACATAGCATTCGCTGGTTTATGTTCGCCACGAGTTTCATTATTCAATTCAAGGCCAAGCGAATAAGCGGTCAATTCGACTTCAAAACCTTTCTTTTCAAAGCTCATGACATTAAGCCAGTAGTCACGATTCTTATAGCGAAAGGCTAGCTTACAGCCAGAACGAATACTGTCAATATCTTTTGAATTGTACTTAATCGTTAAAATACTTGCTGAACCTGCTAAAAAGCGGTGCAAATTAGCACTCTTATATTTAATTCCTGCTTTATTATCAAAAAAAGCCACATTATGGCTGTCTGTTGAATCACGAATTGCAATACGTACATTATTCTTGCTCAAATGTAAACCTCCTGTATTGTTGCTGTGGCACTTGCCACTTCGGCAAAACTAGAAACTAATAACCGCACTTTTGTCTTCCCAGGTGGAACTTTGAAATAAGTCGTACCAAGAATTTCGTCATCTAAACGAATTTGATTATTGACTTTGATTTGTCCTTTTTCACCATCAATAGCAATCGTTGAACCGCTTGGATAGCGATTTGGCACGTCTTTCCAATAATCAACATGCAATTGATAGAAACTAAAATCATTTAAATAGTGATGTGTTACTAATCTATCCGTTGTGTTTCGCCCTGCGTACTGCCCAACGAAAAACTGAATTTTCTTTGCTTTGACATTCGCCAAACGAGAATCGTAATACGGATAATAGCCACCATACCAGAAGAACTGCACACGGTCTTTCTCTTTGACTAAATCAAACATATTCGAGTTCGTAGCACGTCCCTCTGAACCGTACGGGTTAGGTGGAATCCAGTACGAAGGTGTAAACGGAATCGTCTTAACCGTACGGCTACCACCCGAACCGTCACCCATTAAGAATCGAACATTTGCAGTATTACCAACTGTGTCGTCTTTCTCAATTGCCATGCCAGCGATTAAATGATTACTTTCATCTAGCACCGTTAAACACCAAGCGCCAGTTTGCCCCATCAATCCAGTTTCAAACCAAGCTCTAGCCCATATATACCATTGAGAAATAGGATTGGTTAGTGTGTATTCTTTAACCGCTCCATACTGCAGGGCACCAGATGTTCCGCTCGTTCTGAAGGAACTCGGCAATAAACCAAGACGACCGTTGAACGCTGCATCTGACGTCATTTGAGTTGTTACGATTTTTCTTTGGTTTTCGTAACAAACAGTACCGTCTGCCCAATTGGCAAAATCGCCTTTTTGGTTACTTAAAACGGTCACGTTTTTTCGTGCGGTGTAACCATCTGCTTCGTCAACTTTCCCAAATTGCATAGCACCATACTCGCTAACAATGCCAACGAACCCAGATTCTTTCTTGAGCTTAATTTCGTAATTGACATATGCGTCTTCACTACCGTCGTTGACGATTTCAGTTTCCCAAATGCCGTCAGAATTCTTAGCAAATTCAAACTCTCGTGCTGTTTTTGAGTGTGCTAAGCCGTCTGCGATAATAAAGTTAATTGTGCCTTTTCCAGCGTTTCGTGTTATCTTATCGTAGTCTAAATCTCCACTTGGAATAGCCTGAAACGTTAAATTCGGCAGACTACTGAAACGGAGTTCTTTAGGTTCTTTGACTTTTAAAATGCGCTGTAGCTGATTGTAGTCTTCGACTGAGCCAGTGCACGTATAAAACGGCACAGGTATTGTCTTTGTGCCAAAACGCGTATAATTGAACTCCGAACCACTCAAAATTTCATTTTCTGAAAACTGCGGGTCGAAATCGGCACCTTGCCACAGATGAAAATCGGAAGCTACTGTAATGTATTGTGTCAATTCTTTTCCGTCAAAAAATACTTTTTCTATTTTTACCACCCCTTTCCATAGATTGCGTTTTTAATGGAGTTCTGACGCTCTTGTTCACTAGTTACTGACTTAGCAACCGAACGCCCAACGCGTTCAGTATCCATGTAGTTTTCAATAATTATTTGTCTTGCAGCCAGCTTATCTAAGCTGGCTGTGTTTTCCGCTACGAGTTCGATAAGCTTATTAAGAGCTTGATTAATGTTGCTATTATCGCTGTGGTCGGTTAAAACAGCTACATCACTGTTGCCTTGTAAATTACCGATTCTTCGTGCGACATCTGCAACACGAGTATTCTCAAAGCCAATGCCGTTCGCATAGTGAGGGAACAGTTGTTTTGTTTTGTTGGCAGGTAGGACTTTTGAACCTCGAGGAAGCGGCAGCATAACATTACGACCTTCTGGGATGAAACTTACTCCGCTTGGCAAAGTAATCAATTCGCGATAAGTCCCACCTTTTTGGTCGTTGACCAGAGCTAATCCACCTGGGTGGAAATTAGTACCTTTTTCATTTTTAGTGTGGTTCGTTCTGATATTAACGACTTTGTCGTGCAGAGAATTTAGCCAACCCTTGATTCCGGAAATCACGCCAGAAGCGCGGTCTACCGCGGTAACCGTTACCGATTTACCATGAACGCTAGCGATATTTGTTTTGGCTCTAGACGTTGGACTGCCTGTTAAGTCGGACACTAAGATGCCAGGTACTGTTTTCTGATTAACGTTGTTGATTTTCGATTGGGCGCTGGATGTAGGACCAGCTGTATTATCTGTAACATTGATGCCAGCAGGAGCTCTTTGAGCGACACCGTTAACTTTAATGTATGCATCAAGCGTAGGTTGGCCTGTATTATCGTTAGCATTCAAATCGACTGTCTTACCACTCAATTGATTGATTGTGTTTTGAGCAAGCGCGACATCTCCGCTTGTCAAGTTCTTAGCTGTCAACGCTTTTTCTTCTGGCGTCAAAGCATTCCAGTTCTCTAACACGGTTTTAGCAACATCAGTGTTGTTAAGGAAGTCGGTATTGTTAGCTAGCAAGTTCTTAGTGGCATCTGGAATTTCTTTCCAGGCTTGTAAACTAGATTCGCTCTCGGTGATCGCTTTCATCGCTGGACTGTGGTCGATTACAAGTTGTTTATCGTCTGGCGATAAGCTATCCCATTGACCAGTTGCGATAAGAGCTTCGCCAATAGCCATAGTTGCTGTAGTGGTCAACTTTCCTTCTTTGACAGAGAGCTTCATACTCTCCCAACCGCCTTCCGCTTGCAAAGCTTTTTGAATTTCTTCTTGAGCATTTGTCTTGACATCACCCGTCTTAGGATCTAGTACAATGCTATTCCAATAGGTGACAGCTGTTCTGGCTTCCTCACTCATATCTGCCCAGTATGTGCCTACCAACGACGAAGCTTTTGAAGCAGAACTAGCTGTTTCTTCCATTTTAGCTTGAAATTCCTCGTATGATAGCCCCAGTTCTTCCATTGACGATTTGATCTGAGCTGTGACAGCTTGCTGAACTTCTGGTCGATAATCTTTTAATGCACTCTCAGAGATCTTCTTTTGAAGTTCCATGTACTGCTCACCGTAAGCGTCCATCACTGCATTGTGATTAGCTTCGAGTTCTTCGAGCTTTTGATTGTACCCCGCTTTTGTCAATGCTTTGCTCTCATACAATGTCTTGTAATCTTTTTTAGCTTGCTCGTAGGACTTGTTCTCTTCTTCAATCCATTTTTTTACAGTCTCTAAACCTTTCTCAGCTTGCGCGGTGTTAAGCTGATCAACCTCACCGTTCATGGCTTTACGGATTGCGATACTCTCGTCCTTCTCGTAACCTAAAAGTGAGAGTTTCTCTTCAATCATGGCATTTTGTGCAGATTTAACGACTGCACGTTCAGTCTCTGTAATATTACGATGATTGTCAGCAGCGTTTTGATAGATTCGAATGACTTCGTCAGACATGGCACTAACATTGTTTTTAGCTTCTTGCGCGGCATTCTTCATGCGCTGAATTTCTTCTTCAGAAAGACCATACTTCTCAGCAAGCTTAATTTTTTTGTTCAAATCTTTGTCTGCAAGTGTCGTAATATCATCCACTAAGCCTTTAAAAGCTGAACGTACAGCTTCGACGTCTGCTGTACCGTCTGTCCCAAAGGCCGTCATTGCTTGATTGGTTTCATCAACTTTATCTTTGAATTGTTGTAATTCACTAGCTTGTGCCTTACTAACAGCCGTGCCCCATTCTTCGGTTCTTTGCTTAGCTTCTGCTGCCTTATTCGCAAAATAACCAACAGCTAGCAATGCTGCACCGCCTAACAAGACGCCCCAAGTTACAGGGTTTCCTAACAAACCAACCGCGCCAGCTAACCCACTAGTAGCCCCAGTTGCTCCAACAGCCGCTGTTTCCATTCCAGCAAAATTAGTTATTAATGGCGCTACTTTTCCGACTACTTTTCCGATTCCAGAACTTACCGTGCCAAGAACTTTGAAAGTTGTACCTAAAGCGCCAGCGACTTTGCCAAACACTACCAAAGCCGGACCTGCTGCAGCCGCTACTAAGCCCCATTTTATAATTTGGTCTTGTTGTTCTTCACTCAAGTTGGTAAACCACTCTGTTAACTCACCTACTTTATCAGCCAGTTGTTCAATATATGGTGCAAAACGTTCACTAACAGTAATCGCAGCAGTCTCTAATTTACCTTTCAAATTTTCAATTGACCCAGTAAGACCACTATTCATCGTATCAGCCATTTCTTTGGCGGCGCCATTTGAATTTTGCAATCCAGAAACAACACCGTCAAATTCAGGTCCAGCACTATCCAAAAGCGCCAACATACCACTTAAAGATTCTTTTCCGAATAATGTGTTCAACGCATTATTTCGCTGTTCTTCTGATAAGCCACTCAAACGTTCTTGGAGGTGTGGCAGCAATTCGCTGATTGGTTTCATCTGTCCTTCAGAATTGTAAGCAGATATTCCAAGCGATTGCATTAATTTAGAAGCGACGTCTGTAGGTGCAGCTAAACGCTGCATAGCTGTACGCAAAGTAGTACCTGCCTGCGAGCCTTTAATACCAGCATTAGACATAATTCCAATTGCTGCAGCCGTTTCTTCGAAAGAAGAATTCAATGAACTCATGACAGGTCCAGCATATTTCATTGCTTCTGCCATATCAACCGTTTCAGCATTTGTGTCTGCGGCTGCCTTTGCGTAGACATCAGCTACGTGTGTTGCGTTTTCTCCAGCTATACCAAATTGATTCATAGCACTTGCTACAGCTTCCGCAGCCAATCCCATATCACGACCAGACACCGCAGCTAAGTCCATAACACCAGCCGATGCTGAATAGATGTCATTGACGTTCATTCCTGCAGATGCCATGTTCTCCATGGCTTGTGCAACTTCCGAGGCTGAAAAGACAGAACTCGCTCCCAATTCAACCGCTCGTTGTTTTAATTGGTCGAATTGCCCGCCTGTAGCACCAGAAATAGCTTTGACACGATTCATTTGTTGTTCGAAATTTCCAAATGTCGTCATTGCGGCTACACCTATGCCAACAAGAGGTGTTGTAACAGCTCCAGTCAAAGTCGAACCAAGATTGACAGCACCAGTCCCCAAAGCCGTTAGTTTATTACCAAAATTAGTCATAGCAGAACCCATACGACTAAAAATGTTGATTTCAGTTGCTAAGCTTTGCAAACGGCTTTGTAATTCGCTGATTTTAGCAGCTGTATCCATCATAGCTGTACGAGCGCCGAGCAGTTGGCTCTTTTCTTTCTCGGTGGCACTTGCAACATCTCCAATGTTAGATTTTAAGGCGTTGTATTTTTCGGTTTGTTTAACAAGTAATGATTGATAGCCTTTCAAAGCTTGACCTGTTTCGTTATAAACTGAACGCAAAGCTTTAATTTTACTACCTTGCCCAGAAATGCTTTTTTCAACAGCTTTTAAAGAACTGTCAACACCACGTAGATAAGTCTTTAATTGTTTTGTGTTTGTTTGAAAAGGCGCTATATCAAGCGTAGCAGTTGCTACTAATTCTCCTAAATTCACTATACTTTTCCTCCTTTCTACCCAAATAAGAAAGGAAAGGCTTTATCAAGAGTAGTTTCAGTTTCTTCTGCTTTCTTTTCGGGCGATTCTTGTTCTAATGCTTCCACCATTAACTCAAAATCTGATAGTTGCATTTGTTTTATTTCTAAGATGGTATATCCATTTTGCAAAAGATTTTTAATCCAAGTTAACAAGTTTTCTCTTGCTTCTTCTGGAGTTATTCTTCCTTTTTTGAGTCGTCACCATCTTCGGCTTCTTCGTCGGTCTTTCCACCATTTAGAGAATCTCCAAATAATTGATGAAGAGTTTTCATTGTTTTAACATCAGCTAGCTTTAATTCTTCTAGCGTAAATTGTTTTCCGTACATTTCAACAAACATACGAAGATAAGATTCATTTAACTTTCTGACCTTATTTGGGTCGCTAGATGCTTTTTTATCATCAATAAAAGCAATCTGGCGGGCGTTGTGTTCAAGGGCTAACAAATTATCTTGAACGTTGATATATTCTTTTGAGAACTCTTTTTCTAGTCCGCCTTTTCTCAATTTAATTTCGTACATAATTTTTCCTCACATAAAAATAAAGGGCCGCAAAATACGGCCAGTTGATTATTCCGCAGTTGGAAATACCATTTTTTTGAATGCTGCTAGGTCAAAGCCTTCTGCATCTTCACGACCAATCAAGAGAACTGTACCTTCTTCGCCGCCACGCGCCACGAAGCTGCCTTCAATTGAGTCGGCTTTAGGATCTGGTGCACCATCGATAGTAGACGCTTCAAAACCAGGCAAATTGAATTTGCCTTTCAAGAGACCAACCCACACGTATTTTCCGTCGTCCATTTTAGTGCGGAACAAGATTGCAATGTCGTTTGGCGTAAGGTCTTTAGTGTATTTTTCAACACCGTTTTCAACCGTAATGCCAAAGAAATCTTTGCGTGCATCAGATGTCAAGTCATATGTTTCAATTGTCAATTTAGCGTCTGTAATACCACCAGAAACGACAACGTATGGTCCGTCATCAGCTGAAAGTGTTTTTAGTTCGTTTGTTAGCTCAAGTTTTGCACTTGTAAGCCCTGGAAGACGTTTGCTTGCTGTAACTTTTTCAGCATTATTCAAAACGCCATATTCACAACCACTAAGACCAAATTTTACTTTACCCATGTATTAATTCCTTCTTTCTTTTAATTACCCCAATCAAAAAAACGATATTTTCTTACGTTCATCAGTAAGCCAATATCGTTATCTTTATACCGAGGCGTTTCGTTAGCTGTATACCATTCAAAACCCGCTTCGGTTAGAATGGCATCGATGCGTTTTACAATTGCTTCTGATTGCGCAGCCGTCTGACACCAAAAATTGATGACAATACGCTGTTCCGTGCCAATATAGCTATCATCTGCGTAATTGCTAGGCGCATCATAAGTCGTGTTGATACGCAAAAAAGGCGCTAAGTCTTTTTTCTTTAAATCGGTTGGTTTTTCAGGGATGTCATAAGTGAAAATTCCTTGTTTAAAACCATGTCCGAATTTACCGCCACGATAGCTGTCGAACAGCTCATTCAATTTATCATCGTTACTTAATAGCTTGTACGCTTTCGTTTCGGCAATCATAAACCTAAACCTCCTTTAATTTTCTTTGCGTATATTTCTTTTGCACGAGGTGTCATTTGATTAATTGTTTTTTCTTCAAAATTCTGTCCTCGTTGATAAATCGTACCCGAGTCTGGGTACTTCGCACGCCACCCCGTCTGATTTCCGTAACCAATTTCTTTCGAGATAATACCCTCGCTAGCGCCTTTAAAACCACTAACGGCTGTATCGTCACGCAAATGGTCGATGAATTTCTCATCTACTGGGGTGTTTGCTTGCAATTGTTTTTCAAATTCTTCAGCAACTTCAGTTACTGCTGCTCTTGCTGCTTTAGGTGCTTTAACTTGCAATTTCGTAAGATTAGATAAGATTGCATCAAGACCTTTTGTCATGTAATACGCACCCCGCTTATCATAATCATTTCCTTGTTAGCGTAATCAACTTCCATTTTTTCAATCTTATATTCAAGTCCGTTAAAATCAACAAACATTGAATTATCGAACGGTGGTTTAGGCATATAGCGAATTAAAAAGACTTTTGTGTCACTCGTCTCAGCTAATATTGAATTATCTGAATGTCTCCCTGTAACATTCTCACGAAAATCTTTAATAGTCGTCTTAGACACTTCAGCCCAACAGCTCATGATGTCTGTTCTGACATTGTCTAAAACTTCGCCGTCGTCATTTTGCCCACCTTCTTTTTTAAAAATGGTAATACGCACGTTCATCTTACGTGTCAGCATTATCATCACCTCTCAAACGCAACTGATGAATGATGTTTATCACACCATTCGCCAGTGGGTAACGGTCGCTATCGGCAGTTACGCCTCTATGCTCATAATCTTCTTTGACTTGCTTCTTAACAGCAAGATCAAATTTTTTGTAGCCCGCAAAATCATTTGGTGTTGAACCAGCTTCAATCGCAAAGCAAATCTGTTCTTGCGCAGCTTCAATCATTTCTTCCAAAATGCTATCTTCAAAGTCAAAGTCAATCTTGCAATAGAGCTTAACTGCCTCCAATAATTCTTGTGAGACTGCCATCTAGCTACCTCCTTAAGAATTTATTAAGTTCAATAATTCAGCTTTAGTCATACTACTTGTATAGCTAATCCCTTTACTATCTAAGTAAGCTTTAATCTCTGTAATTGTGTTAGCCTCAGTCGGAACGCTTACGATTTCCGCATCAGGCTTCGCTGGGTGTAAATGTTACGAAGTAGCCAGCTTTCGCATCAACTTTCTTAACACCAAAGCGAAGAACAGCTTGTAAGTATTGACCGTAAATTTCGTTATCTGCCCAACGAAGCCCAAGGTCTTTACGGTCTGCGAACAAGACACCACGTTTGAAATCACCAACAAACGCTTTAGCTTCTCCAGATGCACCAAGAATTTCATCAGAGAGAACGAATACTGGTTTACCAAGCAAAACTTTGCCAGTTACTGCTGTGATTGAGTCTTGTAATAGATAACGTCCGTTCCCGTCTTTAAGAGTGTCAAGAATTTGGTAGAAGCTTTGTGAAACCACGAATGCCACGTCATAAGCAGGGTCAAGGTCGATATTGAGAATTTTCTTAATGTCATCAACGTTTGCTACTGTTTTTGCTGTAAATGATTTAAGTACGTCGGCAATAGCTGCATTAGTTGTGTTGACTTTAATTTGACTGACTGTTTCAGCAACAATGCTAATCAAATCAACATCTGCATCGTCAACAGATTCTTGTGAAATTGGAATAGCTCCACGATATGTTTCAACAGACCAATCAACTTGTTCGAATTCTGGTTTAGCGAGTTTTGGGTTTTTCTCCAATTCAGCAACGCTAACCATTTTTGATGTCGCTTTTTTCAAAATTGGATATTTACCAGAAGCTTTTTTAGCTGGATAAATTGTTGTGAATGGTTTCAAATCAACAGTAGTCTTAATTTCACGGATTGGAGTCGTAACAAGCTCTTCGCTAGTAATTTTAGTCGTATCTGCTTTCTTAACACCGTCAGTTGTTGGTGCTACTGGTGTAACTTCGTTCATTGCGATAAGCACTTCATCTTTACCGTCGAAGCGAAGTCCTTCATTGACAACAGTGCCTTTTGAATGCAAAAATGCGTTAACTTTGTCGCGATAGTTCATATCTTCTCCTTTTACTTCGTGACCTTTTTTGTTTTCTGCCCCACCTGAATTTTTAGTAGCTTCAAAAAGTTCAAGGTCAGCTTTAGCTGTTTTTAATTCTTCTTTAGCAGTGTCAATTTCGTTTTTGATAGTACGAGCTTTTTCAAGGTCATCAGCTTCAAGAGCGTTTTTAACCTGCGCTGTTTTATCAGCGATAGTAGTTGAAAGCGAGTCGATAGATGCTTTTAATTCTTTGATTTTTTCATCAAACATATAGTTTTTTCTCCTTTTTTGTGCAAAATAAAAAGGACTTAAAGTCCTTGTAAAATTTCTTCTTTTTCGATTTCACGTTTCATAGCTTCAATTTCCTGTTTTCGCTTGTTGCCATGATTTGCAAAATAGTCGTCAATAACCGCTTGTGGTAACAGTCCATTGCCAATGCTTGCAACTGCCTGCTGTTCGTCAAATGTCATTATTTCGTCAGCAAAACCTTTTTCAACAGCTTCATCAGCGCTCATATACGTTTCGTTTTTCATCAGTTCAAGTAATTCATCTTCACTTAAACCAGTTTTAGCTTTATAAGCGTTGATAATTCCTCGGTCGCTAGCTTTCAAAGCGTTTGCTGCTGATTCAAGGTCGTCACTATTGCCAGATACCCAATTCAACAACGCTTTGTGAATCATAATTTGAGCTGTTGGACTGATAACAACCTTGTCAGCGCCCATAATTGCCACGCTACAAGCGCTTGCTGCCATTCCAGTCACTTCAGCGGTTACATGCCCAGAATAATTTTTCAGCGTTGTGTAAATATCACTGCCTACTGTCACCAAACCACCGTTTGAATTAACTTCGACTACAACGTCTGAACCATCTTTTGGAAGTGCTTCAGCAATCGATTTAGCACTGACCGCTTCCATTCCATAATAGTCGTAAACTTCTTGGCTATTATTCGGAATCAGCGGACCCCTCATCTGAATTCGTTTCGGCATTTTCCTCACCTCCTTTCAATGATTGATATTCTTCTTTCTTGTCCAAGAACACGTAATTAAGGCTTGTTTGATACCTATCCATATCTGGATTATCAGACGGCTGCTTACCAAGCTCAATAAGCCCTTGGTTTGGTGTTAATAGCGTATTATTGACAAGTTTAACAATCTCATCAACATTTCGACCTGTAACGCTACGTGTATCAAATTCAAGTCGGCATTTCCGTCTATCTCTTGGACTAAAGATTTTAAGGGCTAATTCGCTCGTTATCGCGTCAAAATAGAACGGCAAGTCAATTTGTAACGTAATCTTCAGTTAGCTGCGCTACGGACTGATTAGGACTATTTACACCCAATTTATAGCTTGGTATTCGCAAAGCTTTAGCGATTTGAGCTGTTGAAAAATTATTACTTGAAATCAACTGAAGAACATTCGTATCGATTTCTAACGGTTCATAGGTCATTGTGTTATCAAATACTAGAGGACTGCCACCTTTCGCTCCTTCTCGCATTTTCTCGAATTCTTCACGAGCCTTTTTGCGAGCTTCACCACTCAACATAGCGCCTTCCATTTTTAAAATACCGCTTGAAAAACCGTCTTTAAAGAATTTTAAAAGCGTACTTGTTCCGCTGTTTTGCAAACTAATTTCATCACCCAAAGACAGCAACGGAGAACGCCCTAAGATTGTGTCATGGCTAAAGAATTTCCAATGAATGACATCATCAGCTCCGCAAGTAACCTCTTTACCTGTCAAACTGTCAACGAAAGTATAGATAAGTTCATGGCTATCTAATTCTTCTACACGAGTTTCAGATGGTTTATAAAACTGAAATTGCAACGCTTTGCCAGTCCGTGGGTCTCTCAAAATACGAGAATAAGCATTACCTGTCAAAATAGTATTGACTGCCATTGCAAATTTCCACGTTCGAGCCGAAGCATTGCCAGTCGATTTTACATTCAACAAATAATTGATGTCCTCGTCTTGAATGATGTCGCCATTGATGTTTTTCTTGATTAACGGAAATCTGGCAATATCACCAGCAATAATTGATGTTGCTGTCAGTACGTCGCTATTTTTTAATGCAGAAACTCCGACATACTGCGCGCTATCATTACCAGACAATACCGAGGAAACATAATCGTCATAAGAGAGTTTGGAATCTCCTAACGACTGAAAAAAGCTCATTGTCTCACCTCCTTTCTAGCGCATGGTTTTGTCAATATATAAACCTAAAAATGTACACATCAAACCCAAACACATAAAGCCAGCTGTTAAATCCAATCTAAAAAATGAATAATCAATCAAGCCAAAGCCCGTTAGTAGTAGTAATGTATGAATGTTATTTTTAAAAAATTTCAAAACAGACCTCCACTTTCAAAGATTTTCTCATCAGTCCAATAGCCAGCACCGTCAAATACTTCGAGATAACAAGCTGCATATGCGTCTAAAAGTGCATCTAGCGGGTCAATCTTGTTGCTGTTCTTATTCTTATCAATACGCATACCGTTGTTATCAATTCGTGTATAAGCATTATTAACAGCCATTGTAAGTAACTTATTTCCCGAATGTTTTATTTTCCCAGTTTTGACATCATCTCTAAACTGCTTCGTCGGCATATTCAGAACCATTGTCGTTTGTGGAATTTGGACTTGTGTCCATTCTGGGTGTCGTTTCTCAATCATAGTTAATAAAGCTCCATATTGATAAGGGTCGAAGTAAATTCCTTGGACTTCCCAATCATTTTCAATGACCATTTCTTCGAGCTTTTCCATAACTCGCTCATTATCAATGACACCAGATTCAAGAGTAGTGATTTCACATTCACCTATGCGTTCTAAGTTCGTATAAGAAACGCCGTCTCGTTTTTCTTTCGCTATTAGTCCATACTTAGTAGCGATAAAAGAAAAACTATCAGCAAACCAATAATCATCCATCATTGTCATTGTGCTGATTGAAAACAAGTCGCTTGAATGACCGACGTCAACGCCTATCCAAACACGCCTGCCAGTCATGTCAGGTTTATCAATTAAAGCATCTTCCCATGTCTGTTTATCCATATAAGAAGCTTCGCTTGATTGTCGCCACATATTGAAATTTTTAACCAAAACTTTGTTAATTTCACCCGTTTCAAGCGAAGTTTTACGCCTTTTTCGCAAATAATCCATGATTTTTCCATACAACGCTGGTACTTCCAAAATAGGATTTGACTTAATCCAATTGCTTTCATCAGCAATTTCTTTCTCATCATCTTGTTCTGCGATGAAAGCAAAATATGAATCGTCAATCGTTTTTTTATCTAAAATCTTAGCAGCGTACTTATATTCAATTGTGTACATTGGCACATTCAAATCTAGACCAGCTGTCGAAATGATAAGAATTAATGGATTATCAAGCTGACCTTGACCAGATTCCAAAAGTTCAATCATTTCATTGGTTTTACTAGCCGCATATTCATCTAGCACACCGACATATGGTTCAAAACCATCGACTGCACCAGTGTCGCGGCTTAATGCTCTAATATAAGATTCATCACGCTTGTTTGTTAACTCATCGCGAACAATTTTAGTTGCTTTGAAGATGTCCTTATCCTTAGCCCTAAGAGCTTCTAACTGCTTCTTAGCCATTGTCCAAGCAATTCTTGCCTGCGTGCGGTCGTTAGCCGTACAGAACAACTGACGACTTAATGCGGGGTTCTTACCAAACAAGAATTCATAAAGTAGAATACCAGCAATCAAAATTGTCTTCCCATTCTTACGAGCAACTGAAACCATAGCTTTGCGAAATCGTCTGACAGAATGGTCTTTTTTCTTTCGCCAGCCATATAAGCTGGAGATGATGAATTTTTGAAATCTAGCCAACGGATAAGTTTTGCCTGTTTTAACATCTGGCAAGATTTCTAGAAAGTCGATAGTATTTTGGGCTTTCTCTGGGAAATAATCAAATTCAAAATTAGAATTGCTGATGTTTTTTAAATCATCCAAATGTCTTTGACAAGCTTTGATAACTTTCTGACAAGCTTTAACATTGCCTTCGACCACATCGAGTGCATAATAAAAAGCAGTATCTCTATACTGCTCAGGAATTTCTGCATAATCGTAAGCTATTTTGATTACCTCCTTTCATTTATCCTCCAAATTTATCGAATATACCGTCTTTCTTTTCTTCTGTTTTAGGTACATACATCTTCATGCGACTGTCAACAGTTAAACCTAATTGGGCCGCGCATGATTTGATATTATTTGTCGCTTTCTCAAGAGTAACAACTAATGGATTCTGAATCCACATGCCTTTATCTTCGCTAAAAACAGAAATACCTACTTCATTTACTTTTTGACTTGCTTCGACATATATGCCGTACCATGTGCAATAATTTTCTAAAATTGCTCTATCCAAATCACGAACCGGCAAACTTTTTAAATCTTCAACAATACGAGCGTATTCAGCTTTCGCTGTTTCTCCTAAATGTTTAGGAGGTGTTAATTGTAGCTCAATTAAACCGTCGCCAGCCGATTTTTGGATTTCGACACGTACAGCTTTTTCAGCTTTAGTCAAATGTTTTTTGTTATTTTCAACTACCTTTAACTTCCGTCCCAAGCTTTACACCTCCTTTACATTGAAATTTTCAGA